CGCTTCTGAAGCCGGTAGGGCTTTAGTTTGGATGGTAATAGTGGAGGGCATTAAGGTAGCATCTAAACGACCGTCTGCCCCAGTTTGCGGGATTTTGCTAGCGTCTGCCGTGCCTGCCGAAGACGAGATCGGGTTAATCTGAGTAAGAACGCCGTTGAGAATATCGATAAATCTAGCCATGGAAATGCCTATGCAAGTTGTACGACCGGCTTGATATTTACATCAAGTGTAGATCTGGAAACCGCTATGCCTATTTGCTGCAACAAACCACTCACTGGCAGACCACTCACTGGCGGACCACTCACTGGCGGACCACTCACTGGCGGAGTATTGGATAGTTTGCCCACGCTAGCGAGATAGTAAAAAGAACCGGGCACTAAGTCAGGTCGGCCCGTAATTGCTGTCCAATCCTGTCTACTTACACTACCTTCGGATATATAAGCCGCAGGAGCTCCTGCGTATGCATCGTTTTGTTCTACCCCGATAGCCGGAATAGCGGATGCATCTGCTTTGTCGATATTGCCTACGTTAGTAATATAGATGGGCATACCAGCTAAAAGCGTATTAGCTGCTACCAAAGTAATAGACGGTTCAGTGTAAATAGGCGACGGGGGAACGACAGGAATTTCTATTCTGCATACCGCGCTAGTGTTTATATAATTTACACTTTGCTGGGTATTAATAACCCGCACCGGGCGTGGCGCATCCAACATTGTTGCTGCTGCATTCACCATTCCCGGTCGCGTGTTTATGGTTATCAGCATTTTTTACGTCCGCAAATCTCTACCATGTTGTTACTCCTTGCAATACAGTGGCCACCCCTGAAATAAAAGGTGGAAGGATATCCCCTTGCGGGTTTTTTAGTAAAAGATCCCACGCATAACTATTGGGTATCATCTCAATGGTCGCCTGAGCATCTAACACTAAATCAATTTCACCGGCGCTTCCTAGAGCAATCGTACCTGCATCGGTCGATAGCACATAAGCAACACCAGTTGTTGCGTTTTTAATTTGCGCTTTAGCTTGCCATCCCGTAAGATTTATTGGCACAAGATTCTCTGTCCATACAAACCGCTCCGAGAATAGAGTGCCGCGATAAATCCGCAGGTTATAGGTGAACATTAGGCACCTGTAGAGCCATAAGACAATTGCCAAAATCCATATGCACCCGCACAACGTGCTTCAATTCCATACTTAAACTCACGACGGGTATAAACAGCCTCGGTATCCATGCTAACCTGGGATACGAAGACCGGGGCTTTGCGCAATTGAAGAATGAATGGCTTGATCGGCATGCTAGTCACATGCAAAAACCAAGCGGTATCTGAAGTTAAACCTGGATTTACGATAAGATCTACCGTGCCTTGATATGGATTAGGTGAATTGTCACCTAACTTATCGGCCTTGATTAAGATGTTGGCTGTGGCCTCTAATGCGGGGGGAACCTCGAGAATATCAGGCATCAAACCTAGCGGTTGACCTTCGTAATCGCACATCTTCATGATCGCTACACGACCAACACCGAGAGACGCATATGCAGTGGTAAAATTCGAGGCCATTAGTGGGGCAGTACCTAGATTAGTATAGTCACGCTCTACGCCGCCTGAATCCTTTAGTGCATGAGTGCCATAGAAAGGCATTCCATCTATCCCATGCTGAACGAACGCGTTACTCTTTAGATTGTTGGCAATGTTCAAATATAGCGCGGATGCCGAACGACCCATCATCTTGGTTTGAATCTCACAAATACCCAACTGGTCATCTTCAATATCGTTTCTATTAACGGCTATAGTAGATTCCCAGTCTTTATTAGCAACGTAATAGGTCTGCAATTCCAGGTTTTTAATCTGTTTATCGCCTACCCATTCACGCATCTTTGGAAATTGCGTAAGCCATGCGTAATCCATACCACGCCCGGTACTGGGTATGATCATACAGGTTTTAGCGAAATCTTGCGGCGCTGCCTCTAGCGCTTCATTGAAGACCGTGCTAAGACCAACAAAGAGCGCTCGTAGCCTACTTTCATTAACGACTGCTTGTGCCATGTGTGCGTTACCTCAAAAGATTCGTGTTTAAGAAGCAACGACTGGCAAGCCGGTTGCTACCCATACTCCATTTGTATCAACATCCATAACTATACCCGCAATACCGCGTGTAGCAACTGCCGGAGTTCCTGTAGGTGCCGATGTCGCAGCAACGGTTTGATCATCAACTACATAACAAAGGTGACGAAGTGAGGCGATGGTGACAGGATCGCTAGTGCTATTATCCCAACGGAAAACTCCAGCCTCTACTTGTGCTGTGGTAGAAACTGTCATATCAAACATAGGATCGGCACCGGTAAGATTGTTAGCACGGCGACAAAAGCGACCAACTGCAACGCTAGCTGGTGACGATGCATCCACAGTGCCTGGGCGGACATAACCTGAGGCTGTTACCGTAGCTAAACCACCGGCGTAACATAGGGTATTAGCGGCGATAGGGAACGAGTAAATATCCCCAGGCCGTTCAATAGTGTGACGATCAGTAGTAAGCGCTGCCATTTAATTTATTCCCTTCTTGATGCTGACACGTTGCGAAATAAAGCGTTCATGCGGAATGTTGAATTGCTTACAAATCGCTATTTCATCTTCGTTCAAATCACCCGCATCACTATTTGCAGATGTTTTAGGAGCAACACCTTTAGTTTGCGTACTTGTTAAAGCCGCAATAGGTTGTGCCCCATTTAGATAATTCGATAACTCTTCTATCGACATGGACTGCGCCCATGCCTCCATTCCAGGCATAAGTTTTCCAACTGATAATGCAGCAGTAATCAAACTATTTTTAGCGCTATCGGTTAGTTGTCGCTGTAGGGACATCAATTCTTCGCGCAAGCGCGCGTTATCCGCACCTAATAGCGTTACTTGATTAGTTAAGGCCGCAATCATTGGGTGTTGCGTTACTGACAAAGGAACCGTTGTTGATGCAGTAGCTTGCGCATTCGGGGCAGATAATGCCGCTACAGGTGTGACAGGAGACATAACGGGAGGCGAAGCAGCAGTAGTTGGCGGAGAAGTCGGGATGACGTGCGATATACCTTCGATAAATTTAGATAGCGTCCGCTCGACTATCTTTTTCATACCGCGATTTAATTTATCATTGCTCTTTTTCTTAGAGCTATCATCTGTATCAGCCGAAGATGATTCAGACTGGTTTCTTGTTTCTTCACTCATAGTCAAACCTCGGTTATTAGCCGCAATAGCTAATTCTTGTAAGGTAGTTAGTGCTGGCGTATTGGTTAAGGCGACGCTCAGCAACGCCTTGGGAACCCCATCTTGAGAGTAAGAAAACACTGGAGATAGGAATCGGTAGGCACCAGTCTTAATCATCTCGGCTGCGTCAGGAGTCCAGCGAATACTATTCGCCACCACTCCAATGCCAGGTTGCCAAGATAAACCTCCTGCGATAATCCACCCGGAAGCGGGAGCGGGTCTGCCATTTTCTTGCGCTAATAAAGTCTGGTGTTCGTAATCAATAACAATGTCAATCCCACTATTGGCTTTGTTTACTAGCGCATAACCATCAGAATCACTTAAATTCCATGGCCCAGTGCCTTTTAATGAGCCGCCCTCTGCGTCAAAAGTGCCGAATGGGATTATTACTTGGGGATTGCCAATTACTAATGGAAGGGTTAAAGCGGCTATTGATAATTGCATGATTTAATTGATACTTCCTTTGTGAAATAATTCATCAAGAAGTAAAGGACATCCATTTTGTTTTTATGTAACTCTCTAAAATAGATTGCACCGCTGTTGCGTCATCATTTGTAAACCCAATAAATGGTCGCGCTGGGATTGAACGGCTGGGTACACCAAATTGCATATCTGCTGCGTAAACACTAGTTGAGGGATTAGCACCGAACATTAAATAACCATCTGTTGCCTCATAAATCATAGTGTCTTGTAATGTTCCGGTATCACGCAAAATCTTTTTATTTGCTAATGCAACCATTCCTTGTTTAGTTACAGTTCTCCCACCATGAGCAGTCTTTGTTCTTGATAAATGCCTTCCACCAGTCTGTTTATGCATATACGCTAGAATAGTAGAATCTGCATTAGGTGCCCAGCGTACTCCATTGGGATCAATTTCAAGATTATAGCGAATGCTAGTGGACGTTTTAAGTTGCTCCCCAATTGCTTCATAGGGTTTTTTTAGCAACTGTAGAGACAGTTTGAAACCTTCAATTTGAGTAATTGCTTCTTTAATACTGAGTAGACTATTAATTGCCATTATTGGCTTAAAAGTCAAAAATTAAATGTCATTAAAAAAGGATTTTTGCTATGGTTATATAATATGTCTATACTAGAATCTAACGGATGTCAATATGCTTTCAATAAAATTTTTTATATTGGCTTGTGCCTATTGAAAATAGCAGGTCACTTTATGTCTACGGCATGCGATAGACTTACAGATGAGCGTAAAGAGCTTTTAATCGAAATGATCGCTGCTGGTACAAATTGGCGTGATTTAGGTACAGAATTTGGGATTCCATATACAATAATTTATAAATGGGCGCGAGATAATAAATTTCCTCGAGGAAAAACAATAAGAAAAAAAAAGATTAAACTACCTCAGTATAAAAACGAATCTTTAGAATTATTACCCCAACAATGCAATGAAGCATACAAAGACATAAAGAGTGAAACGGTTGATACGATAACCAAAATAACCTCGGACATTGCCGCTGAACTTATCAAAAGAGTCGCAACGGCTCTGAATAATAACGCATTACGTGCTTACGATTGCAATCAATTAGCTCTCGCATTAGGTAAAGCATGGAATACTTATGCGCATGCGAATAAATTAGATATGGATATGCCGGAAAACACTGTAATTAAATGGACGGGCACTGAATGATTGAAGTTC